CGCTCAAGCTCATTGACAAAGAGCTTGTGGACTTCATCAACGATCCGTCACGAGATCGCATTATGATTTCCATGCCCCCTCAGGAGGGGAAATCTGAGCGCGTATCCCACTACTTCCCTGAGTGGTTGCTTGAGTACAACCCTGAATTGCGTATCGCCATCGTGTCATACACAGATGAGATGGCTAGGCGTCATGGCTCAGACATGAAGCTAGACGTTGAGCGATTTAATGGGCAGGATGACATCATTGACTTGGGTATCCGCTTGCGGCCGGACAGTAAGGCGGCTGGACGCTGGAATATCCAAGGTCATAAGGGCTACGTCTATTGCACAGGAATTGGCGGCTCGCTTACCGGTAAAGCCGTTGACATCTTGATCATCGATGACCCGATCAAGAGCCTTGAGGAAGCGCACAGCGCCACGTACCGTAAGCGACTCAAGAACTTTTGGCGCGGCGTGTGTATTCCGCGTATGAGTCCGGATACGAAAGTGATCCTGATTCAGACCCGTTGGCATGAGGACGATCTAGCCGGATGGCTAGAGAAGAACGAAAAAGGCCAATGGCGGGTAGTGAACATCCCTGCCCAGTGCGAGAGCCACGATGACCCCCTAGGCCGTAAGCCTAACCAGTTCCTCACCAGCGCTCGGGGTGCTCGCAAGTGGGAGCGCATCAAGACCAACGTCGGTAGCTACGTGTGGGCGGCTCTCTACCAGGGCCACCCAACCCCCGCGAGTGGCGGACTCTTCAAGCGTAAGGATCTGCGTTACTGGTCACCAGCGCCGTCTGACATCTACAAATCAGGCACGATGCGTGGCGCGGCTGTAGACCTAGGCGGCCGGATCGTTTATCTGGACGATTGTTGGCGCTTCCTTACGGTGGACCTTGCGGCATCCACTAAGACCTCTGCTGACTGGACCGTTGCCGGTGTCTGGGCTATCAGCCTAGAAGGCGATCTGATTCTGCTAGATGGTGATCGCGCACGAATTGAAGAGAAGGCGCACTGGACGCTAGTCCGTCCTCTTAAAGAGAAATGGAATGCTGACGTCGTATTCGTGGAAAGCCGCATGTTCGGTACCACGATGGTTTATGAGGCCGGTAGAGCTGGGATCCAAATCAAGGAACTAAAGGCCGATACCGACAAGGTGACGCGCGCACTTCCGGCCACGGTTCGGGCCGAACAAGGCCGATTGTGGATGCCCACCGTCTCAGCGATGCCCGATGTTGGCATTTGGACCAATGAGCTTGTATCTTTCCCCAATGCGGCACATGACGACTGCACTGATGTGGTCGCGTATGCTGCGAGAGTGGTGGCGACAGAATGGCTCTCACAGGTTGACAAGCAGTCAACCAAACGGACAGTCAAACTTAGCACGCCAACCGGCATCAATACCGCGTACGAATCCGCCACCGGGCATCACGCCAACGGAACGGATTACCAAAAGCTAGGGTGGTGATGATGGCACAAAGCGCGCCCCTTTCTGCACAGGGGTATATGAGCGACTTCCAAAGGTTCAACACCGCGCTTAGTGACATCCTTGAGACCATCCCAACCCTGGTATGGCCTGAGAGCATCCATACCTACGGCAAGATGCGCACAGACCCGCAACTGACGGCGGTACTGAACGCGTACACGCTCCCACTGCGAGCCGCTCCCAAACACGTGCACCCCGCCGGTTGCCGACGTGAGGTAGTGCAGATGGTCAGCGATGACCTAGGGCTACCGATCCTTGGCGAGGACAAAGAACCTGGACCCGCACGGCGTAGGGGTGTTGATTTCGATGAACACTTTCGGATCGCTCTCCTGTGCCTGATCTTTGGGCACATGCCGTTTGCCCAGCGGTACGAGATCCGGGATGGACAGGCGCGGCTTACCGAACTCGCGGAACGAATGCCCACAACGATCACGGACATTCTCACCACGGACGACGGCAAGCTAGACGGCATTCTCCAGTTCGGCGCAAAGGACAGCATCCCTAGCAATCAGCTTGTGTGGTACGCACACGAGCGTGAGGGTTCGGCATGGCAAGGACGTTCTATGCTGCGTCCGGCCTATGGCGCGTGGTTGCTCAAGCATGAGATGTGGCGCGTACTCGCTACTAGTAACGACCGGTTCGGGATGGGTGTCCCGTGGGTGGAAGCTCCGCAAGGTGCGACGGACGGCCAGATTCAGGAAGCCGCCCTGATGACATCGCAGATGCGGAGTGGTCAGTACTCGGGGGCTAGCCTTCCCTACGGATTCAAGTTCCACCTTGATGGCATGTCCGGCGGCGCGCCCGATACCCTCGCGTTCATTCGCTATCTGGATAGCCAAATGGCACAGATGGCGCTAGCGTCCGTCCTTAACTTGGATGCGTCCCCAAACGGTAGCCGCGCACTTGGTGACACGTTCGTTAACCTCATGCTTACCTCGCTGAATGCGGTAGGCAAAGAGATGGGTTCCGTTCTCACCAAACTCGCCGTGCAAATGGTCACGTACAACTTTGGTGAAGATGAACCGGTGCCGCGCATCGTCATTGGTGACGTGGGCTCACGACCTGAGGTCACCGCAGAGGCCATCATGGGCTTGCTGTCGGCGGGTGCCATCGTGGCGGATCCCGACCTTGAGGCATGGGTTCGCGAACGGTGGCAGATGCCTGAGAAGGCGGAAGCCCCCGAGCCCGTACCGGCACCGGTGCCGCCGGTGGTTGACCCCATGCAGGACCCGAGCGCCCAAGACCCCATGCCCGTACCTGAGCCCATGGCGGCCGGACATCCGGGGTACCGGCGCTCGCTCAGGGCCGCCGCTGCTGACAGGCGCGCTCTGAACACCATGGAAGCCGCAAGCGGTGTGGATCCGGAAGCGCTTGACGCTAACTGGACCGATACCGTTGACGAACTGATCAAGAACTGGTCAAAGATCAGCCGCGCTCAGCGGCAAGAGCTAACAGACCAGATAGCCGCCGCTGTTGACGATGACAAGGTGGATGGCCTAGCCGCTCTCGCTGTAGATAGCACGGACGCCGCTCTGTTGCTCCGAGAGGCGATGCTAGCCATGGCTAGTGATGCCGCTAAGGAGATGAAGAAAGAGGCGCGCAAACAAGGCGTGAGCGTCTCGGGTGAAGAGATCGACACTGAGCGGCTAGGCGGTGTGGCGTCCGCTGTGACTTCCATCATGGCGGCCGGTATAGCTGGTGCCGCTGGACGTGAAGCCATCCGCGTATGGAGTTCCGGCCGAACCGGTGCGGAAGTAGCGGACGACGTTGACGCGCATATGCGCGATCTCGGGGACAGCTACCTACGGCTACAGCTTGGCGGCGCGGTCAGCACGGCGCAGAACCACGGGCGGCAAGCCGTCCTGACAGCAGCACCCCCTGCTAAGTACTTTGCGTCTGAGGTACTCGACACGAACACGTGCAAGAAATGTCGCGCCATTGACGGCAACGAATTCGAAAGCATGGATGAGGCTGCACAGGCGTACGCATCGGGCGGCTACACCGAATGCCTAGGACGTCTCCGCTGTCGGGGTATTGTCGTGGCGGTGTGGAATGACTAGCACACTGGGCACGCGTCGCCACCTTGAGCACTCTCATGGGATCAATCCCACACGTGCATTGCAGAGCATGACGCAAGATCAGCTTGACCGCATTCACGCCGTGTTCCACGAATGCGACGATCCCCACCAATCACGCATCGTAATAACGATGGTGGGTGACCGGCGATGACTGACACAGCTATTGAGACGGTTACCATGCCCGCGCTTGGCGGGTGGCCCAATGTAGAACTCGCCCAGACTGGCCAATGGGATATCAGTACTGGACGCGTCACCCTTAGTCTTGACGACTTCTCTAACGCCATTGCGGCCTTGGAATGCCCAGCGATCCGTAAGCCAGTCATCAAGCTAGGTCACATGGAAGCCGCTCCGGACGCTAATAAAAAGCGCACGGATGGTGAACCGGCTATCGGCTTCATTGACAACATGGCAACCGCTGACGGCGGACACACCATGGTCGGGGATTATACCGGAATGCCAGGGTGGCTAGCCAAGATCCTGCCTAGTGCGTACCCCGATAGGTCCATGGAAGCGTCATGGGATTTCATGTGCCAACTCGGCCACCTTCACCCGTTCGTGATTACGGCGGTCTCATTGCTCGGGGTAACTCCCCCTGGAATTGGCACACTGGACACCCTTGCCGACGTGGCGAATCTGTACGGGGTGATGGCTAGCGCGCCGGTATCGGCAGGGTTCTCAGTTTCGATTAAGGCAGGAGATGCCACGATGCCCAATCCGCAACCGACAGAGGTAGCGGCCGGTGTCACCACGGAAGATGTGCGTAGGCAGTATTACGACTCGGGTGTTGCCTACACTACGTGGATCAAAGAGATGTCGCTTGATCCACTTCAGTTCATCACCGTTGATGAGGCCACCGGCGAGTACGCCCGTGTTCCGATCACTCTCACCGCTGACGGCGTTACTTTCGGGGACGCCATTCCGGTGGAAGTCGAATACGTGGACGCACCAGCCACAGCGGCGGCAAGCCGCATGGTCTACGCGTCCAAGGACGAATCCCGCGCGGGATTCACATCGCGTGTCGAAAAGGACTTGCCACCGGCTAAGGCCATCGAACGCGTTCACAAGGCGGCAACAGTCGCAAAGGAAGGGCAGGGAACCATGGCAGACATGGTGAAGCTCAGGGAAGCTCTCGGCCTTCCGGCTGACGCTTCCGACGACGATCTGAGGACCGCTTACGCGGCGGCTCTCCCGACTCCGCAGGACCCAACCCCGACGCCTACGCCAGTGGCGGCTACCGGTCTCCAGAAGACCGACCTTCCTGAGGGAACGATGATGCTGGACGCATCGGTCGTTCGGAAGCTACAGGAAGGCGCGGCGCAGGGTGTTGCCGCGATGGCGGCAATCCAGAAGAACACCCGAGACTCCGTCATCGCCGCCGCGATCAACGATGGCAAGTTCCCGCCGTCAAGGCGTGAGCACTACGAACTTCTGTGGGACGGCGATCCCGTGGGAACCGAACAGCACATCAAGCGGCTTGCCGCCGGTGTCATTCCGCTACAGGCGTCCGGATACGCCGGTACGGAAACTTACGAAGAAGACCAGCGGTATTACGGGCTGTACCCGGAAGACCGTCCGGCCGACAGGAAGGCGGTCTAAGTCATGGCCGATTACACTCCGAAATTCATTCTGGGCGCAGGACCGTTCACGCTCTCGGCCGGTGGCACGATCGCCGGTGGTGACGTCGTGGCCATGTCCGCATCGGATACCGTCACGTCGGCGGGTGCCGGTGGAACGGCTATTGGCGTGGCTGGACACGACGCCGTGTCCGGCCAGAAGGTCACCATCTACCCCCTCAAGATGGTCCACGAAACGCTTGCTGGTGTGGGTGGCGCGACCTTTGGTCAGCCGCTCAAGGTGGGCGCTTCACCAAACAAGATGGTCGTCTGGGTTACCGGCACGGACGGCGCTGAGAAATGGGTCGGTAATGCACTCAACACGGCGATCGCAGATGCGACGCTGCGTTGGATCGGAAGGTAAGCCATGCCGCACATTTACCCGCCCGCTGCGCCTACCCTTTCGGGTAACACGCTCACCATCTCCCGTTTCCTCAACTCACCGGCCACCGTTCAGCGACGGCTCAGGACGCTCGCCGAAAACCGGTTCATCGCGGACTATCTTCTGTCCGGCCGGTACGAGGTTTCGGGCGGCGCTCTGCTGTACGAACAGAGCGAGTCGATTTTCACGGACAAGGCACCTGAGGCCGTCAACGCGGGTGCCGAATACCCGCGCACTCCAGCTTCCCCCGGTGCCGCCGCTCTCGCCGGTGTCGTCAAGTGGGGACAGGATGTCCCGATCACTGACGAGCACGTGAAGCGGTACGGCCGTCGCGCCGTGGACGTCTCGCTCACAAAGATCACGAACTAC